AACCGGCGTTTCCGCCACCAAAGATGAGCGTTACACCATCTATGAATGCCATTGCGAATTCGATATGCCGGGGTTTGAAGACACCAAAGACGGCAGAACGACCCAGATTGCGCTTCCTTATGTGGTGACATTGCTGTCAACCGGTGAAATTCTGGCAATTCGGCGGAATTACCTGGAGGATGACCCGTTTAAACAGAAGCGGATGCACTTCGTTCATTACATCTACATCCCCGGCTATGGCTTTTATGGCTTTGGATTGATCCATTTAGTGGGCGGATTCGCTGAATCAGCCACCTCCATCCTCCGACAACTGGTTGACGCAGGCACATTGTCCAATCTACCGGGCGGATTCAAGAGCAAAGACCTCCGGGTCAAGGGTGATGACACCCCGATTGCCCCAGGCGAGTGGCGGGATGTGGATGTGACAGGCATGAGCCTGAAGGAATCCATCATTCCATTGCCCTACAAGGAGCCATCCAGCACCCTCTACCAGCTTCTCAACACCATTGTGGAGGAAGGGCGTAAGTTTGCCTCCATTGCCGACCTGAAAATCGCTGATATGTCCGGGCAAACCCCGGTCGGCACGACATTAGCCATCCTGGAAAGGACATTAAAGGTCCAATCGGCGGTTCATGCCCGTGTTCATGTGGCAATGCGGCATGAATTCAAGCTTTTAGCCCAGATCATCCGGGATTACACCAAGCCCATCTACAACTATGAGGTTCACGGGGACCGATTAGCCAAGATGGAGGACTATGACCTGGTCGATGTGATCCCGGTCTCCGATCCCAACGCCACAACGATGGCCCAGCGGGTGGTTCAGTACCAGGCGGCCCTTCAATTGGCCCAGGGCGCACCCGATATTTACGATATTCCGCTCCTTCACCGCCAGATGCTGGAAGTTTTGGGCATCAAGAACGTGGACAAGATCATTCCGCTGGAGGATGACTTCAGGCCCGAAGATCCGGTGAGCGAAAACATGAATATTTTGAAGAGCAAGCCCGTAAAAGCTTTCCTCTATCAAGATCACCAAGCCCATATCAAAACCCACATGAACCTTGTCCAAGATCCCTTGGTCCAGAAGATGGTGGGCCAGAGTCCCAACGCACAGGCGTTGCAAGCCGCCATGCAGGCGCACATTGCCGAACACATGGCATTCCAATACCGGGTCGAAATCGAGAAGATGCTGGGTGTTTCCCTCCCACCGGAGGACGACCAGCTACCAGAGGATGTGGAAGTCGAGCTATCCAGGCTGATTGCTCAGGCTTCTGACAAGCTTCTGCAAAAAGACCAGGGGTTGGCACAGCAAGAGCAGGCCCAACAGCAGGCTCAAGATCCCATCGTTCAGATGCAACAAGCGGAACTCCAACTCAAACAGGCGGAATTCCAGCACAAGAAAGCAATTGAAGAAGCAGAACTGGCGCTTAAAACTCAGATCGAGTTGGCTAAAAACCAACGTGAGAACAAGCGCATCGATTCGCAGGCGGAAATCGCAGGCGCAACCCTTGCACTCAAGGCCGCTGACAAGGAGAAGGATATTAATCTCCGTAAACAGGAATTTGAGGGCAAGCAAATGACAGAAGGGGTCCGACTTGGAATTCAAGGAATGGCTAATCAAAGAAATAAAGAGTGAACAACGATCCCTCATTGACTCCGTTGCGTTTCAACCGTCTGAAGATTTTCCGGGCTACCGGGAAAGGGTGGGAGAAATCAGGGGGCTTCAACGAGTGATTCGCATATTGGAGGATTTACCTGATGACTGAAGACAATCTACCCATTCCAAAAGGGTATAAGTTGTTGATTGCATTACCAAAACTGGATGACAAGTTTGAAAATTCCAGCATTGTTCGACCTGATCATGTTCTTAAAAAGGAAGAAACCGGAACCGTTGTTGGGCTTGTCCTGAAAATGGGTTCGCTTGCTTTTAAGGATCAAGAGAAGTTTCCTGACGGACCTTGGTGTGAAGAAGGTGATTTTATTTTGATGAGGGCGTATTCAGGAACCCGATTCAAGATTTGCACCAAAGAGGCGGAACAGGAATTTCGTTTGATTAACGACGATATGGTTGAGGCCGTAGTTAGTGATCCCCGAGTAATTACACGGGCATAAGGAGTCCATCATGGCAGAAGAAGAAAAGTACGAAATCGAGATCGAGGACGAAACCGTCCAAGATGTGAAAGAGCAAAAATCCCCGGATGACGACATTGAGGTTTATGACGACACACCGGAAGAGGACCGAAACCGGGAAGCAACCGGAGAATTTGATATTGGAGAGGACGAAATATCCACCTACGGGCAGAACGTCCAGAAGCGGATCAGACAGCTCTCCAAGAAAATGCACGATTTCCGCCGAGAGAAAGAGCAATATCTGCGGGAAAAAGAAGAGGCGATTAAGTATGCCCAAGCTGTTGTTGAACAAAATCGCCTGTACCAGGACCAGCTCCAAAGGGGTGAAAACATACTCCTTGAGAGTCATAAGGACCGGATTAATGCCCGTATTGCTGAAGCGGAACGTGATTACAAGGAAGCGCATGAGAGCGGGGATACCGACAAAATGCTGGCGGCACAGAAGAAGCTCGCTCAGTACACGGTGGAACAGCGTGATGTAACCAATTACCAGCCCCGCTACAGCCCTGAACAACTTCAACAATTCAAGGCTTTACAGCAACAACAAAATCGTGTACAACAGCAACAAGAAATCGTACCGGACGAGCGTACAAAACAATGGGTTTCTAAAAACCAATGGTTTGAAACCGATTTGGTTTTACGCAATGCCGCACTTGGTATGCACCAAGTACTAATGAATGATGGGTACACCCCTGGTTCACGGGAGTATTTCGAGCAAATTGATGCTCGCATGAGAGAAACTTTCCCGAATAGGCCAGAATTCAGGTCCAAAACACCTGCAAATGTCGTTGCTCCAGCGTCGAGATCAACAGGTTCGACGAGAGTTAAATTAAGTAGGACGGCGGTGGAAACTGCAAAACGACTTAATGTGCCTCTCAAAGAATATGCCGAACAAATGATGAAACTTAACCAGGAGCAAAGAAATGTCTAATCGCACACCTCGTGAACTCGAAACACGCCAAAACTCAGGTAAAAGGTGGACACCTCCAAGTCTTTTACCAACACCGATTGATGATCCAGATCATAAGTATCGCTGGGTTCGTACTTCGTTTATGAACCAGCCTGATGACCGAAATCTCTCATCAAAACGGACCCAGGGATGGGAAGCAGTCCGACTGGAAGATCATCCCGAATTACAGACTTACGGAAAAAATTCCGGCAATGTAGAAATTGGTGGGTTAATGCTTCACAAAACGCCAAATGAACTTGTAGATCAGCGTAATGCTTACTACAAAAAGTTCACCGCAGATCAGGCGGCGGCTGTGGATGCAACCCTAATGAGAGAAAACGATCCTCGGATGCCTATGTTTAGTGAGCGGAAATCGACCACAAGCAGAGGAACAAGAGGTTAACCCTTTGAAGGAGTAAGACATGGCTTCAGTTGCCTCCCCTTACGGCCTTAACCCAATCAACCTGATTGGTGGACAGGCCTTTAATGGTGGCGTTATTCGGGAGTACAAAGTTGCTTCCAATAATACTGCCGCTATCTTCAATGGCGATTTGGTGGTTCTCAGTAGTGCGGGTCTCCCCTCTGCTGTGAGCGCCACACCTACCGCTATTAAGATCCCCGCAACATCCGCAGATGCGACTGCTGGTATTGTTGGCGTTTGTGTTGGCGCTCGTTACGTCGATGCAACCGGTGTTTCGCAGTATGCGAACTACCTCCCTGCCAACAGCATTACCGCTGGCTATACCGAGGTGTATGTCCGTGTGATGGACGATCCCGATGCGCTCTTCCAGGTTCAAGGAACAGCCGCTCTCGGCACGTTCAACAGCGGCACAGACGGCTCGGGATGGCCCGGTGCAGTCGGCAAAAACGCCGCCCTTGACTTCAATACCGCAGGCAAGACCACGACTGGAAAGTCGGGCGTTGCGCTTTTGGTTGGAGCAAACGGCGCATCTCTGGCGGCGACTTCAACTTTGGCGGTTCGCATTGTTGATGTGGTTGACGGGACTCAGACGGATGATTACCCCGAGTTTATTGTTAAGCTCAACGTGGGTGTTCATTCCTATACCAACTCACTCGGCGTGTAAGGAGTTAAAAAATGGCTATTTCACGTTCCCAACAGCTAAAAGAACTCCTCCCAGGTTTAAACGCCTTGTTTGGTTTGGAGTACAAGAAGTACGAAGACCAGCATAAGGAGATTTTCGAAACTGAAAACTCCGAGCGTTCCTTCGAGGAAGAGACCAAGCTTTCTGGCTTTGGCTCGGCTCCCGTTAAGTCGGAAGGCGCTGCCATTGCTTATGACAATGCTCAAGAAGCTTGGACCGCTCGTTACAACCACGAGACCATTGCACTTGGTTTTGCGATTACTGAAGAAGCCCTAGAGGACAACCTCTATGACTCTCTTTCGGCTCGCTACACCAAAGCTTTGGCCCGTTCAATGGCTAACACCAAACAGGTTAAGGCCGCTAACATCCTGAACAACGGGTTTGATAGCGCCTACACCGGCGGTGACGGCGTTGAACTGTTCTCTACCGCTCACCCCTTGGTGTCCGGTGGCACGAACTCTAACGAGCCAACCACCCCTGCTGACCTGAATGAGACCTCCCTTGAGGCCGCTATCATTCAGATCGCCGCTTGGACGGATGAGCGAGGACTCTTGATTGCGGCTAAACCCCGCAAGCTCATTATTCCTCCCGCTTTGATGTTCGTTGCAACCCGCTTGCTTGAGACGGAACTCCGTACAGCAACGGCTGACAACGACACCAATGCGATTCGTGCAATGGGTGCTATCCCCGAGGCCTATGCTGTCAACAACTACCTGACAGACACCGATGCATGGTTCATCCGCACCGATGTTCCTAACGGCCTTAAGCACTTCGTTCGCACGGCGCTCAATACGTCGATGGACGGTGACTTTGATACCGGCAACGTCCGTTACAAAGCCCGTGAGCGTTACAGCTTTGGTTGGTCAGATCCTCTGGGCATGTTCGGGTCTCCCGGCGCAGCCTAAAGGCAAAGAAAAAGGGGAAGGCAACTTCCCCTTTTTTCATTAAGCGTTTAAACTATCAGTACTAGGAAATTTTTACTCACGCAGACTGACCTAGCAGACTTAGTAGAGACGGCGTGGGTTATGTGCTACTACACGAAAGGATTTTTCAATGGCTACGACCACGTTTTCGGGCCCAGTAGTATCTCAGAACGGTTTTCAAAGCACTGTTA